GATTTTTGCATTGTCAGGTTTAGCAAAGTGGGTTTTATGGAAATAACTCAGGTTTTGATGTCAGAAGGTGTATGCGGAGGCAGGTTTTGAGCCGATACCCGGCTTCCAGCTGCGCTACATCTATTTACTGAACGCCGCAGCACGCGAGCGACTAACGGTGCCGATACTGCCATTCTCAAAGATTGACGAGATGGGGGCCGGGATGTATAAAGGTGAAAAGATTACGCGCACGAAAGAACAGGAGCTTGAGTACCCCTCAAGTCTGGGCGGTGTAACTCCGACCCGTGCGCTCCAATTGAAGATGAACGACAATGGCTAAAGTGAGATCAACAGGCCGCAATGGCCCGCCAAAGAAGCCCCCGCATCTGCATTTGATATCTGGCACGGGCAGGGCAGACCGCGCGGATCCCGAGGTGGTCAAGATCGCCGACGCCGTGGAGCCTGAGCGCCCGGCATGTCTGAGCGCAGATGCTATTATCGAATGGGATAAGGTTATCGTAATTTTGCGGCAATCTGGGCTTTTGTCGGCGAGTGACTCGGCCATCATCGCTGCGTATTGCGCGACAAAGTGCACATTTCAAAACGCCGAGATTGCGATTGAGTCCGCTAATCGTGGGATTAAAAACGCCTTCGGCCTGCTTACGCTATCGCACCAGAAGACGCCCATACAGAACCCGCTGATACCTATTCGCAATCGGGCATTAAACGACATGACCAGCTACGCCATTCAGCTTGGGCTGACTCCGGCGGCGCGTCTCAGGCTGAACGCCGAAGTTTCAGAAAGGAAAGAAAACCCGTTCGACAAATTAAAAAACAGTGATTGACTACACTGTTCGCGCCATTGAGTACGCCCTACACGCCACAGACAAGGCGAACCGGCGCAGCTATGGCAATTGGACGATACTTGCCGCCAAACGCTTCCTGGGCGACCTCAAGCGCGCCAAGGCGAAGAAGCCCCCGTTTTATTTCTCGGTGTCGCAGGCAAACAAGGCTTGCGCTTTCGTCGAGCAACTGCCCCACGTTGAGGGTGTTTGGGACACTCCCAACATCGTGCTTCACGCTTCCGATATATTTTTCATCTGCCAGCTTTTCGGATTCCGCAAAGAGGACGGAACGCGGCGGTATACAACGGCGCTTAAGGCCACTGCGCGGAAAAACGCCAAGAGCACTATATGCGCGGCTATTGCACTGTACTGCCAGACGATGGAGCGCGAAGTTGGGCCGCAGATCATTGCGGCGGCAACGACTGGCGACCAGGCGCGGATCGTTTTCAAGATCGCAAAGCGCATGGTAGAGAAAACCCCTGCGCTTCGCGAGGCGTTCGGCCTTGAGCCGTTCGCCAACGCCATTGCCAGCTTCAACAATGGGGGCACGTTCAAGGCAATCAGCGCGAAGGCCAGCACGCAAGACGGGCTGAATCCTTCCTGCCTGATCCTTGACGAGATCCACGCGCACAAAAATAGTGAACTGCTGGACGTATTGAGGTCGGCTGCTGGCGCCAGACGTTCGCCGCTATTTCTCTACGCCACCACCGAGGGTTATGAATCCCCTGGGCCGTGGCATGAGTTGCGCGACATGGCTAAGAAAGTTTTAAGCGGAAAATTAAAAGCCGATCACTTTCTTGCTGTCTACTACGCCATCGACGATGACGATGATGAGTTTGACGAATCCTGCTGGATCAAAGCCAATCCGCTGATGGATGTTAACCCCATCCTGCTGACCGAGATTCGCAAAGAGGCCATAGAAGCCAAGGCCATGCCGGGCAAGATGGCCGAGTTCCGCATTAAGCGCATGAACCGCCAGTCGGCCACGGCGCAAGGCTGGATCAATTTTGACAAGTGGAAAAAGTGCGGCGGCAAAGTTGATCTTGAATATTTGAAAGGATTCCCGTGCTACGGCGGGTTGGATTTGGCAAGCACCACCGATTTATGTTCTTTTCGCCTTGTGTGGTACGTAAATGGTGTATACTACACGTGGGGACGCCGCTGGGTGCCGGAAGAGGCAGTCAAGACGCGAACGGTTCGCGGCAGTGTGCCCTATCAGTCGTGGGTCGAGTCGGGCTACATTGAGCAGACGAAGGGCGACGTGATAGACCATAATGTTATCGCGGCGGCTATCATCGAAGCCAACGAGCGTTTTGATATTCGCGGCATCGGTTACGACCAATGGAACGCGGCGCAGTTGGTGGCGAAGCTGGAGGCGGAGAATGTGCCGATGCAGATGTTCATCCAAGGGCCGAAAAGTTATCACCCGGCCATGCAGGAATTTGAGCGGGCTTATATTTCAGGGAATTTCAGATACGGTCATGATCCAGTTTTGACATGGAACGCATCGAACATCATAACTCGGACGGATCAGAACATGAATACCGCGCCTGATAAAAAGAAATCACCTGACAAGATAGACGATATGGTGTCGCTGCTTATGGCGTTTGGCGTGGCGAATAAAACACAAGAAGCGAGCATCGATGATTTTATCAACAACCCGGTTATTTGTTGATGGCTAACCTGTTCACGCGATGGTTCGGGCGTGGCGGCGCGATGGGCGAGACCCATGGACAGCAGAACGCCGTGCCGTCTGTCGCGCTCGTTTCTGACTCGGGGAACATCGGGCCAGATGGCGCGCTGCAAATTTCGACGGTGTGGGCGTGCATTGATCGCCGTGCAACCACGATTGCTAGTTTGCCGTTTTTTGCCTACGAACAAGTAAGTGGGCAGAAAACGCTCGCACGCAACAGCCGTTTATATTCGCTGTTGCATGAGAGCCCAAACTCCAGGATGACGCCGCTTGAGTTCTGGCGCGCAATGGTGATGAATCACGATCTGCGCGGCAACGCTTACGCTCGCATAGACCGCGACAACAGCGGTGAAGCGATTGCCATGTGGCCTATGCCGGCCGATCAAGTCACCGCTACCGTTCTGCCCGACGGCTCTATGGTTTACGCGTACCAGTTAGGCGCGGACGTGGCCGTTTTTGACGAGTCGAACGTGTTGCATCTCAAGAATTTGGGAAACGGCACGACTGGCATGGCTAAGTTGGAATTTATGCGGGCGACCACCGACGAGGCTGCAAAAGCGCAGGGTGCCGCAAGCAAGGTTTTCGGCGCCGGGGGAAAACCCACAGGCACGCTGATGGTCGATAAAGTGCTGAATCCAGAGCAACGCAAGGCATTGCTTACATCGTTTTCTGGCATGGCGGAGGGGAACACTAGCAGGTTGTACCTGCTCGAAGCCAACATGAAATATGAGCAGCTTTCGATGACGCCGGAAGATCAGCAACTTCTCGCGACGCGGCAATTTGCGGTATCTGAAATTTGCAGATGGTTTGACGTCCCGCCCGTGCTTGTGCATCACAACGACACGACGACATGGGGCAGCGGCATCGAGCAGATTGTTGACGGCTGGTACAAATTGGCAATCCGCCCTGCGCTGGTATCCATCGAGCAAGCCGTGCGTAAGCGCGTGATGACATCGCGCCAGAGGGTGACGATGGCAGTTGAATTTAATCTTGACGCCTTGCTTCGCGGTTCGCCCGCACAGCGCGCCGAGATGTACGCCAAGGGCGCGCAGAATGGTTGGCTGAGCCGCGCAGAAATACGGCAGCTTGAGGGCTGGCCGTATATTCCGGGTACTGACGCGCTCACGGCGCAATCGAACCTATTGCCGCTGGATAAACTCGGCACCGCTACCGCGTCGGGCGGCAGCGGTGATACAATAGCGCAATAAAGGAGCGAGCATGCTTATTACAAAAACCTTGCGGCTGGAAGATGCTGAAATCAAGATGGACGGCGACACCGGGAAATTTTCCGGCTATGCGTCAGTGTTCGGCGGTGTGGATTCATACGGTGACACGCTAGTTCGTGGCGCATTCGAGTCAACCTTACGCACCAACGGCAAGCCAAAAATGTTTTTTAATCATTCATGGGACATGCCGATTGGCAAATGGACAAAGGCGAAAGAAGACGACAAGGGATTGTTTGTTGAGGGCGAGTTTACCCCCGGCCTTGCCCTATCGGCTGACGTGCGCGCAGCAATGAGACACGGCACGCTCGACGGCCTATCTATCGGCGGCTACCTGAAAAAAGGGGACTACGAAGAAACCGAAGGCGGGCGCATCATCCGCAAGTGGTCGAACCTGATGGAGGTTTCGCCGGTTGTGTTCCCGGCTGACGGCGCGGCCAGAGTTGACCTGTCTAGCGTGAAAAGCATAGATTTTGAGTCTCTTTTGCCCGAGTGCAAAACAGAAAAAGACATCGAAAAGCTTCTGCGTGATGCAGGGATTGGAAAATGGGAGGCGATGGCTATCGTTTCCACAATTCGCACCATCGTAAAGGGGCGTGATGCTACCGGCGAAAGCGAAGAAATGAACGCTTTAATTCTTGACCGTATCCGTAAATTAACAAAATAACCGCTGTTTTATACTATTTTCAGGAGATAAAAATATGTCAGAAGCAATTTTGAAGGCCATTGACTCGGTAGAAGCGAAGATGAACGCCATGTCCACCAAGGCCGATGCCGAAGTGGCGGCCATTGGCAAGGTCAGCCACGACACAAAGACCGCGCTTGACGCAATCGGCGTCGAACAGCGTGTGCTGGCTGATCGCCTGTTGCAGATTGAGCAACGCGCCAGCACGAAGCCCGACGGCATGGAAGCGGGCGAGTCGTGGGGTGAACAGTTTATCAAAAACGCCCGTTACGCTGATTTTGCCAGCGGCAATCTGAATAAGTTGCGCGTTGAATTGAAAAACACCCTGGTCGGATCTGATACTAACGTTGCGCCAGATCGCAGACCCGGCATTGTCGGCGGCGCTATCCTGCCGTTTTCGATGGAGGCGCTGTTGCCAAGCACCACCACGACCAGCAACGCCATCGAGTACACGCGTGAAGCGGCATTTACGAGCTTGGCGGCTGAAACGGCTGAGGGTGCTTTAAAACCCGAGTCCGCGCTCACATGGTCGCTCGTTAATATGCCTGTTTCGACCGTGGCTCACTGGATTAAAATTTCCAGACAATTGGCGGCAGATGCCCCGGCGCTGGCCGCGTACGTCAACAGCCGTATGGTTTATGGTGTAAATCAAAAAGTTGACGCGCAACTCGTCATCGGAAACGGCACGGCACCAAACATTTCGGGCACTTATAAAACCGGCAATTTTACCTTGCACGGCTATCTGTCCGGTGCGCTGGGGTCTGTTTTGCCAAAGCTCGTGTTGATCCGCAAGGTTATGGCCGACCTGTATGTTTCCGGCTACCCGGCTGACGCCATCGTGCTTAATCCGGCGGACTGGGCGCAAATCGAAATCGAGCTTTTCACCGTTGCCGCCGGGCAAACGCTGTACAGCATCAATAGCGCCGGTCAACCAGTGCTGTTTGGCGTGCCGGTTATCCAGGCCATCGGCATGGCGGCTGACACGTTCCAGGTGGGCCGCTTCTCTGAGGCCTACATGGTCTACAACCGCGAGGGCGTGACCGTGGAAATGTCGGACTCAGACAGTGACAACTTCACGAAAAATTTGGTCACGATTCGTGCCGAACGTCGTTTGGCTCTGGCAACGGAGAAGCCCGCCGCCGTTCGTGGTGGTGATCTGACGCCCCCTGCATCTTAATTAGCTAACAGCCCGCCGGGGCAATCTCGGCGGGGCTTTTTAACGGAGGGGCCATATGCAAATCAAATTTATTACCGGCGGCGCGAATTCAGCGTTCGGCGGATTCAGCGCGGGGGATACTCTGCGCTGCTCAGAAGAAATGGCAAAGCACTTGGTCGAGGATCTGGGGTGCGCTATTTATATGGACGCGCCAGGCGCCAAAATAGCGCCATCTGATCCAGAAACGCCAAAACGTAAAATTAAAGCGAGCCAATCATGACCATAAGATTTCTGACCGGATGGAACGGGTTTTACGAAGGGCAGACTGCCACCCTTGCCAACGAGGCGGCGCTTATTTCTGCCGGTATCGCTACCGCTGTTGAGAGTCTCGGCCTTGAGTGGAAATACCTAGCCGGTGACTTGCCCAATTGGACAAAGGGCGCTGAGTGGACAAACAGTTACCCGATCAGTACCGGAGAAATTGCCCGGTCTCTTGGTCTTCATATGCGCATGGATGGATCACAACTCACCGCTGACAATGGCCTGATTTCGCGTACCGGAATTAGTCCGGCGCTGGATTTCTCTAGCGGTCGGCTTATCGGCATCTTGGTCTACGCGCACCGACTCAACCCAGCCACAGCGATTCGGCTGCGGGTTGGCACAAGTGATGCTAATTATGTGTACTACAACTGGGCGGGCACCGAAAACACGCTGACCGAAGGTTGGAATTGGTTGGTCATCCACTCGCATGACACGGGACAAATCCGTAAGATTCAGACCGGGGTGACAATGGCCGGCTGGCAAGTTGGCGCCGGAACTTATAACATCCAGACCACACCTGCAACCTATCTTGCCATCGAAGTTCGCACCATGCGAGCGCCAAACTATCCGATCCTATGGGTAGGGAGTATTTTTTCCGATGGGGGAGAGTCAATACCGAAGATCACGCTTGGGTTTGATATAACATCTGGGTACGAGCTAGCCGAAAAAATCCTGGACAAGTACGGCCTGCCAGGATATCTCTCGGTTGGACGGTTTCCGTATGCGGCAGGAATTGATGCCACGCGACTTTATAAAAAGGGCTGGGATATTGTGGGCCACTCGGGGAGGCATCAAAGTCTCGGCACATACGTGGAGCGTGCGGAAATCCTTTCAGAATTACAGAGCGCAAAAGCGCAAGCGCGAACTCTTGGCCTGCATCGCAGCGCAAACTTATTTGCCTCTCCAAACGGGAGTTGGTCAAATCGAAGCGTTAATGTTTTAGCCAAAACTGGATTTAAGTGGCAGCGCAATACGGCTAACGCACCGGTCACGCAGTACGATCATTCTGTAGGGCACTTAAACCCGCTGGTACAGGGCTCCTTTACTGCCGGAGCGAATACCGCGGCGAGCATTATCGCCACCGCCGAAACCCTGTTGCTGACATACAAATCAAACTGCCACTTTTACACCCATACTGCTGTCCCCGGGGGGACTGGCGCTGACTGGCCTAGTAACTCAAACAACATTTTTGAAGCAACACTCGACGCCTTTTGTGCGAGACTCAAGCAACTGCAAGATCAGGGATTGTGCAGAGTAGTAACGCCGTCGACATATATTCGAGAGGCCGCACCGGAAGACATGAATGCTTATGATATGTTCCCGGTGCTAAATAGCATCCCCATCACGCTTTCAGCTTCTCCATCAATCGTCACAAACGTGTCGTTTGTTTCTGTGGCTTATGTTGTGACGGGGGGAACTGTGTCTGATATCGAGTTAAGTTTCGATGGGACAACTTACGTCACGTTGGGTCAAACTGCGGGGATGTTCCCAGTCGAGCCGGGGTGCTCGTTGAGAATTACGCACACAGCAACTCCAACCGTAACGCAAATCCGATCCGCAGGTTTCGGATAATCCATGCGCAAAGATCCACTACCTTTATAGGCATGGGCTAGATTGACAAATGTGCATGACCGACTATAACCAAATCTGCATACTAGGGTCATGATGAAAATCGACTGGGAATTTATCGACGAAAGAGAGGTGAAGCGCGTGCTAAATGGCTATGTGCCAGTAGCGGAAACCAGAAAGAGTGAGAGCCGATGGCTTTAAAAATAATCACACCCCCGGCAGTCGAGCCGATTTCAGTCAGCAATGTCAAATTAAAACTTGGCATTTCTGACGCTGCGTCCGATGTCCAGATAGGCTGGATGATCCCCGCCGCCCGCCGTTGGGTCGAGCAGCGCATCAATAGGGCGTTGATCACGCAGACGTGGGCGCTTTACCTTGACGCCTTCCCGGACGTGATAACCTTGCCGATGGGCAACGTGCAGTCCGTTACCCATATTAAATACACGGATCAGGGCGGCACGCTTACGACGATAACCGGCTATCAACAGGATCTCGTGAGCATCCCCGCCCGTCTTGCGCCCGCTTACGGAGGATCGTGGCCCGTTGCGCGCAGCACGTTTAACGCGGTCGAAGTGCAGTTTGTTGCAGGCTACGGCCTGGCCGCAGACGTTCCCGCTGACATCATCGAGGTACTTTATCGGATTGTTGGGCATTGGCTCAATCATCAAGCGGCGCTTGAAAATGGGGGCACGATTACCCGTGTTCCATATGCTGTCGAGCAAATGCTGTGGCCGTACCTTGATTATAATTATGAGCCAAACGCCTGATGCACGCACGCAAACAGATCAGGGACGCAGTTGCAACGCTCCTTAATGCTTCGCCGGTAAACTGGCAGCTTGTCACGCCGTCAAGAATTGCATCAAGCCGCCAAGTGTGGCCTTATCTTATGGTTTTCGCGGACGGCGAAACGTCTGAGCCGATCACCGTCACCGAGCCGATGGTGTCCCAGCGGTCACTATCTGTTGCCGTTGTTGGCATGCTGAGATTGCCCGGCACGGGCGACACACAGACCGTGGAAGATCGCATGGATGCACTGGCCGAGGAGGTCGAAACAAAGCTCACCACGGCTGCGGTGCGCGGCCTGATCGCAATAAATTCATGCTCGTTAGTCTCAACCGTCATGGATGTTTTTATAGAGGAAGAATCTGTTGATCACGCCGAGATAAAATTGGTTTACAATATCGTTTACACCACGCTTGATGGCGCGCCATCGGCTTTAATCTAGGAGCATAAATATGGCTATCACTACAAATTCAAGTCTCGTCATCTCGATGGAAAGTGCCCGCGCCGCCGCCGTTACGCTCACGGCTGTCAGTAACGCCGCGCCAGGTGTTTTTACCGGCACCCATTCCTATGCTGCGGGGGACATCCTGTTGCTTGAGCTTGCAGGGATGACCCAGCTCAACAATCGCGTTGTGGAAGTGTTCTCCGTTTCGACAACCGTATCGTTCCAGATTAAAGATGTTGGCGGCACGAGCGCACTATCTACGGTGGGCATGGGCGTATTCACCTCCGGCACGGCGAAAAAGCTAACCATGGGCACGTCGCTGACGCAGGTTGGCGACTGGGCGCCAAGCGGGGGAGACCCTAAACTCGTGCAGTTCCCCACCGTTACTGAGTCTGTTGATGCCAACGTCGTTGTCGGCACTAACGCAGCGTCTTACGCAGGCACAGTTCCGTGGGACCCTACCGACACCGGACAAATCGCGCTGAAAGCGGCGGCTGATGGCGGCACAGCAAAAGCGTTCCGCGTAAGGTACCCCAGCGGTCGGACATGCTCTTTTCTCGGTACAGTTGGCTTTGCGCAATTGCCCGGTGGAGCTACGCAGGCCGTAACCACGACCCCGCTTACCATCGCGCTGCAAGCGGCGGCCACTTATGTCTAATAGCCTGATCGACAAAATCCGAAAGTCGCGTGAGACACAAATCGACGTTGGCGGGATGCGCATCACGATTCGCCGCCCGGCGGTGAGCGAGTTCCCCAGTTTTTTAGCCGTTATCTCCGCCATAAATCGAGTTGTTGACAATAGAGATAACGTCCAGCAAGCCGACATTGACGCGGTTCTTAACTTCGTCTCAGATCATGTGGTCGGGTGGGACGCCAAGGAGTATATGTTATACTCTGGCGGCACCGGCGAGGCCGCGCCGTTCAGCCGTGAAATTTTCCATGATTGGCTTATTAATTCTGACGGCGACCACTGGTGGACGATTTATGCTGCCATTCGCAAGACCTCGGAAGTTGCCGCTGAAAAAGAGGGCGAGATTGTAAAAAACTAACGGCCTGGCTGGAAGAGCGCGAGTTACCCTTCCCGCCAGGCGCGTTGCCCGTTGAAAGCGCGGTTCCTGTGGC